GTGGGCTACGAGGGTCCTATCGGTGAATCCGCTTCCTACTATGTTCAGGCAGGCGCTTCTGTCGTCTCCCCTGACAGCGGTGAAGTTGACACCGTTCCTTCGGGTAAGGCAGGTCTGGGCGTTTCTCTGACCGATGCCCTGGGTGCATATGGTGAAGTCTCCTTCCAAGGTTCTGGTTCTTCCAGCGTTGACCGTGGATATGGCACTAAGGTCGGTCTGAAGTATTTCTTCTGATTCTGACACCATAACATAAAATTGAGGGGTGCTTGACGCCCCTCTTTTTTTGTACTATACTGTTGGCATATGAGCCCCATATTATGCACTATAAACCATATAGTCCTGAGTGGCATAGATATCGATATCTCAAAGAAGCGATCGATAAATATCTAGATGATGGTATAGATCCCAGTTTCATCATGGACGATATTAGAGATGTACTTCATGTGCGCTCTGAAGCAGCGTATCAAGAGTTTACCAGGATCAACCAACTAGAGCACTATCTATCGGAAGAATAACATGCTTTCTACCGCCTATCGCCTTCGCTTAGGAGGCATTTGTAAGAAGATCGCAAATAATGAAGCAGTAGATCTCCCAGACATGATCTGGGCAGAAAAGTTGTCTAAAGCAAATACAACTGCTCGTGAATGGTTGCGTAAAGCACGCAGACAGTCTAAGGGTATCGAAGAAGGTAGTGTGGACGATTTCATGAACAAGATGGGTTTAGGTGATCCAGATCCTTCCAATTATCGCACAGGATTCTCTGGAGCAGATGAGATCGTCGATTGGTTCAAACAAGACAAACCTGATGATTGGCGGCAGAGAGATTGATTATGAATGATTTTAATACACCAGGATCTAATAAAAGTTGGATAAATGATGAGTTTAAGAAGTTTGTAGTTGAGCAGCAACTAAGTAATATTGTAAATATATTAGGTGGTGAATTAAAGCATTACACTTGTTCTGATAAAACAACAACTCACGAAAAAATTGTAATTGAATTCAATCACAAACAAAAATGATACAAGCACTAGTTTATGGTAACGGCAGTCAAGAATGTGAACGAGCAGTCATGGTTCTTGAGGCATGTGGTCAGGATGTAAGAGAGTTTACCTTAGGTCCTGACTTTACTGATAGACAATTTAGAGCAGAATTTGGACCAGCAGCAGAGTATCCCCAGATTTCTATTGGTTTACATCACCGTGGCACATTGAAGGAAACTCTTAAGTACATGAGTGACAAGGGTATGTTCGTATGAACCCAACTGACTTTTGTGACAAACTTGAGGGACTGTATGACAGTTGGAATCAAGCATCTAGAGACCCCGCTAGGTATGCACATGTAAAAATTCGTTGGACTAGATTAGGACCCACAGAACTAGAGTCTAAGCAGTGGTATCACTATCTGGGTGAAGAGAAACCATACAGACGCCGTTGGCATAAAGTATTGCAAGACAATGCTACCATCAGAGTTCAAAACTGGGGTGTCAATTGGGAGGGTCACAACCAATGCTGTGACATGCTATTCAAGTGGAACGGAACTGTTTACACAGGTGAAGTTGCAACAAAAGAATGCATGGTTAATGGTGGTTTTGTTGAAAGTATGGTAGAATTTGACGGTAGTAAATACAGAAGTCGTGACCGAGGATGGACTGCTAATCATAGCAAAAAAGTATGGGGCAGCGATGTAATCTACGAGTTTGATCGTGTGCCCGTGTAGTCCAATTGGCAGTAGACACGAAACTTAAAATTTCGACAGTATCGGTTCGAGTCCGATCACGGGTATTTGGAGAACTTTATGTGGAATGACTATCAGAATTTTTTAGTAAACACCCTGAATCTATCAGTTCAGGAAGAAACTTCTGCAACGAACAATACAGCAGAACTTTGGTCTAGATTATATACTGGACCACACATTTATAAGTCTAGAGAGACACTGATTCGTGATGGACAAACTGATATCTATAACAATATTGTTTATCCTAATACAGGAGAAAATCTTCCCTGTTTCGGTATGGACTTGATGTGCTTCTTTGAGAAGAAAGTCATCATTGTATTCGATTTCCAGCATCCAACACCACACTACGACTTCAATCACCCAGTGATTTTATACTTGCTGGGTGATATGTATGATAATACTGACAAAGATATTAGATTCTTTGAAGCAGGTAATCACTTCTCTAGATACATTTATGTTAGGAAGTGTACTGTTGATGAGATTCCCAATCACATAAACCCATTCAAGCGATATATCAGGGCATACGAAGAACTACTACACTTCGCTAGACCAACCAAGAAAGATACTACAGTCTACCGTGATTTTGACAAATACATGCTAGACTTGGACCCAGTTGCTGGATATATGTCTAGCAAGTTTGGCAAAGAGTTTTCAGAAAGTTATGTAAATGATTTTTTGTTTTCGTTTGCCGATAAATAGTTTCGGTAGAGGGGGGGAGAACAATCGAATATGACATTCAAAGGATACACTCTCACATCTAAGTATGTTTTCTGTTCATTCCCAGGGAACTATGAGACAATTGTGAAAATGTTTTTTATTGAAAATTTACCATTTTCATTCGATACCCTAGAAAAAGAAGAGTTAGAAGACCATTGGATTAAGTCAGAAGCAGCACTAAATCCAGAATTTGATATAGAGCAACTCGATAAATATTCTGACTATCTAATTCAAGAAGCAATGCATCCGCTGCTATTTGACCTTGAGTTGGTGAATCCAGAACTACTACCTGATGACTCTCTTTCATGATTACCTTGAAGGTATTTTTGATAATGAACTTCAAGCATTAAAACATCCTACTCGATATGCTAGGATTGTCATTACCCATGAACGAATCGATGATGATTGGTTTTATGGTAAGCAAGCGTATCACCATTCTCTAAGCAAACCATATAGAGAATTTAAGATGCAAGTTTGCCCAGAAGGCAAAAAATTTCGCGTCAAAAATTTCCATCTAGATGGTTTGACATACAAGGATGGGTGTGATACAATATTTGAGTTGATCGGGGACGAGTTCCATGGTCACAACACCGATTGCAACTGCTGGGTCAATTGGAGAGGGGTCAAAACCTACTTGACAAACGACATCATCCTCGGTTATAATCGATACAGGGTTATGGACTCGGGAATCGACCCGATCACTAACTCTAAAGTCTGGGGGTCCAACTGGGGACACCTAGACTTCATCCGCCACTTTAGCTCAGCTGGATAGAGCAGGAATTTTGTAAATTTCAGGTCACCCGTTCAAGTCGGGTAAGTGGCTTTCTCTCTTTTGAGAGAATAGGTGACGCCACCTACATTTCGGACAGGGGTTCGATTCCCCTCATCTCCATTCACGGGGATGCCATGGTTTCGACGGGGTACAAGGAGTGTTACTGAAACCTGCTTGGATAAGCAAACCATAGATGCAAACACATCTGATTCCGCTGCGAATAATATCGTAGCATTCTCCCGCAGCACTGTTGCTGCCTAAATGGGAGATGGGGGATAAGTTATCCTTCTAATCCAATAACTCTTTGGGGTGCAATGCCCCTTTTTGGGTACAACCAGGAACGTTGTATTAAATAAAGGGTCCCCTATGCTGCATCGTAGATTATCGTAGGCAGATACCCTTGCCCTCCATTTATGCGGGGAATTAGCTCAGTTGGTAGAGCGCCTGCTTTGCAAGCAGGATGTCAGGAGTTCGAGTCTCCTATTCTCCATTGTCGATCTGACATTATGAAATTGAAAGTAACCAAACGACAATTAGTTGATAAAAATGGCAACAGATGGGAATGGGAAGAAACAGAGGAAACTTTGAAAGCAATTCAACAATTGCAAAAATCTTCTAAAGTGGTAGAAATGTTGTCAAACTGACAATATATGGGGGAGTACAAAAGACCTGTGTTTTAGAAACAGCGCCCCCTCTTACAATCCTCTTTAGCTCAGCGGTAGAGCGCGGAACTGTTAATTCTGTGGTCCCTGGTTCGATCCCAGGAAGGGGAGTTTTAATGGTATAAATAATTTGAGATCGGAACTATACCATACGCGGTTGGAAATATGGCTTTGACTAGGCTTGATAATCTTATCAGTTCTAAGACTGGTAAGTATCTGTATGTGTCTCCAGACGACTTTAACGCTACAGATGAATTGAACAATAGGGGTAACTCACCTATTAGACCATTCAAGTCGATTCAGCGTGCGTTCCTGGAAATTGCTAGGTATTCATACTTGCCTGGTCCAGACAATGATCGTTTTGACCAGTTCACGATCATGTTGATGCCTGGTAATCACTATATTGATAACCGCCCTGGCATCTTAGACACTAATGGTATCGATCCTTTCGCCTTTGATCAGGCGATGAATCTGTGGACCGATAAATCAAACCTAGATATTGCTGATCCAAATAATGTTCTCTACCTCTTCAATAACACAGAAGGTGGTGCTATTCTGCCTAGGGGTTCATCTCTTGTTGGTTACGACCTCCGTCGCACTGTTATTAGACCCCTATACGTTCCTGATCCTGCTGATAGACTTGAAAGAAGATCTGCTATCTTTAATGTAACAGGTGGTTGTTACTTCTGGCAGTTCACCATCAAGGACGGTGATCTAGAACCAGCATCTCCACTATATGACAAGACCGATGGTATCGGTAAAGTCTACTATCAGAACGGTGATTGGACTGCAAAGGCAGTACCAAACTTCTCTCACCACAAACTAACAGTCTTTGAGTATGCAGACAAAGAAGAACTAGGTCTGTACTACCAAAAGATTGCTAAGGCATTCTCACAATATCAACCAACCATTGATGATCCTGGTGAATTCAGCGAAAGAATTCAGGAAACCAGAATTGTTGGACCTCTATCTGACTTCCGCTCTATTGAGAGCATCAAACTGACAGACTCCAGTCCTGCTGGAACTATCAGCGTTGAGGTTACTTCTAAGGTCAACCATGGTTACTTTAAGAACCAGTTCGTTGCTGTTGAGAACAACGGTCTAGATGATCAACTCAACGGTGCATTTGCTATTGATAGCATTGACCTTGTAGACCAGCGTAAGTTTACCTACAAGATTCCTGGAACTGTTGCTGCACTTGGAACTGGTGCAAGTCTTGTAAGTGGCACCACATACACAGCACAGAATGGTCTAAGTTCTAACGCTATTGTCAAGGCAGAAGTTGACTCTGTTGAGTCTGCATCTCCATATGTCTTCAACTGCTCCATCCGATCTACTTGGGGTATTTGTGGTATCTGGGCAAACGGTCTTAAGGCGACAGGCTTTAAGTCGATGGTTATCGCGCAGTACACGGGCGTTTCGCTGCAGAAAGACGACCGCGCATTCATCCGCTATGATGAATACTCTAACACCTTCAATCAGGCATCTCTAGCAGATGCATTTGCAACCACTCCATATCACACCAAGGGTGATGCATACTGGAAGGATGATTGGAGAAACTTCCACGTTCGTGCATCTGAAGATGCATTCATCCAGAACGTTTCGATCTTCGCTGTTGGTTTTGCTGATCATTTCCTGATGGAGTCGGGTGGTGACATGTCGATCACCAACTCTAACTCCAACTTCGGTAACACCTCACTGCACGCAATCGGTTTCAAAGGATTTGCATTCAGTCAGGACAAAGGTGGTTATGTCACAGACATCATTCCACCTAAGGTTGTTGACACAACCTCTGGTAATATCAAGCGTTCTGCATACTACACTCTTGATATTCCTGCGACTAAGAACCGCAACACACAAACTGATCAGACCAAGATCTATCTCGGTGACGACGAGGGTTACAACCCCAGAGTTCGTCCTGCTGCATCTATCGATGGATTCAGAATCGGTGCTAGATCTGATGAAAAACTATATGTCAAACTGATTCCTAGAGTTGCTGGTGGCAGCAATATCTTCAATGCAACTCTATCTCCAAATGGATTTAAGAAGTTTACTGCATCTGCAGACATCCTGAATCCAGCAGGCGTCACCATCAACCATAAGAATCTTGACGCCGCAGATAGAATCGAAGAGAACAAACTCTTCATCGCTGAAGAGGCATATGGTTACATCACTAACAAGTATCCATATCTACTAGACAAGCAAGGCATTACTATTGAGAAGTGCCGTCGTGACATCGGTTATCTAATCGATGCTACCGTACAAGACTTGAGACTTGGTGGTAACATCAACACTATTCAGGCAGCAGAGTCTTACTATGTTGGTAATAGTCTGTCTTATATTACTGGTGAACTGACAGAAACTCTAGAGGGTTACGACTACGCTAGAGATCTGGCAATCGCAGCGATGAGAAACTTCTCTTATCTGCGTACAGGTTCCTCTACAACTGCATCTTCTGCGATTGTTGACATTGGTGATACCTCTGGCGTTGTTCAGGGTATGCTGGTTGCAGACTACGATCCTTCTCAGTTCACTGATGGTAAACTAAACAACGGTGCAACTCGCCCTGCATCTCCAGTTATCCCTAATGACACATATGTTAAGAGTGTTGTTAGTGCTACTGAAATTGAACTGGGACAGAAGGCAACATATTCTACTAAGAAACTAGTTGGCGACCGTAATGGTGACGCTCGCAACTTGATTCTTGCTAACAAAAACTTCATCGCTGCTGAAGCAGTAGCGAGAATGCATCTCGACTTCCCTGGATTCTCTGTTCCAAATGGAGATGTAAACTGCATTGATGATGTTGTCGATGTACTTGAGGCAGTTGCAGAGAACACCGCTTATGGTGGTAATGATGAAGTATGGGATGCAGCATATCTGTATGAAACTGGCGCACATATCGCTGGTGAAGAAGCAGAATCTGTCCGTGTCTTTGAGTACGCTAGAGACATGGCGATTCAAGTCATGCGTAATGAAGATGTATTTGTCTATGGCACACATGGTCTAGCACAGACTAAGGATACATCTATCACTTATGTTGACCCTGAACTAGTTAAGGACCGCAATGGTGATGCTCGTGATCTGATTCTTGCTAACAAGAATCTTATCGCTAACGAAGCAGTCGAAAGAATGCTTCAGAGATATCCAGCATTCACTATTCCTGGTGGCAATGTCAACTGCATCGATGATGTTGTTGATCTTCTAGAAGCAGTTGCTGACAACCTAGCATATGGTGGCAACGATAAGACTTGGGATGCAGCATACTCTTATGTCACTGGAGCACATGTATCTGGTGAGGAAGTAGAGACTCTGTATGTCTTTGAACAGGCGAAGTTCATGGCAGCACAAGTCATGAGAAACCAGAAGGTTCTGGTCACTGGTGCTCATGGTCTCACACAAACTTATGATCAAACTATTACATATGAAGAACCAGATCCTGTAACTGATCGTGGTGGCGATGCTCGTAACCTGATTGTTTCTAATAAGAATCTAATTGCTGCAGAAGCATATGCTAGAATGCTAGCATCTAACCCTGGATTTACCACTCCAACTGGTAACCCACAAGACTGCATCGATGACATCGCTGACTTCATCGAGGAAGTATCTTACAACTTGGCGTATGGTGGTAACGATAGAGTCTGGGAAATGTCAGACCTGTATGTACAGGGTGCTCATGTTGCTGGTGAAGAGACTGAAACTATCGAGTGTTTCAATCATGCCCGTGACATGATGGTTGAGGCAATGAGAAACCAGAGAATCCTAGTTGTAGGATCTCATGGTTTAACTCAAACCTTTGATCAAACTATCACTTACAACCTCCCTGATCCTGTAACCGATCGCGGTGGTGATGCTCGTAATCTAATCCTGCAGAACAAGGCATTTATTGGTGCTGAAGCATATGAAAGAATGCTCGCACAGAATCCTGGTTTCACCAGTCCAACTGGCAACCCACAGGATTGCATCGATGACATCATGGACTTTGTTGAGGAAGTAACCTACAACACTGCATATGGTGGCAATGATCGTACTTGGGACACGGCAAACCTCTATGTACAGGGTGCCCATGTTGCTAATGAAGAGTCTCAAACTAACCAGTGTTTTGAAGCTGCTAGAGATCTGATGGTTCAGATCATGAGAAACGAATCCGTCCTAGTTATGGGTTCTCATGGTCTATCTCAGGTTAAAGATGAGACAATCACTTATAATGAACCAACTCCTGTCAATAACAAGGCAGCAGATGCTAAGAATCTAATTCTTTCTAACAAACAGTTCATTGCAGAGATTGCTGTTGGTAGAATGCTAGCAGCAAACACAGGTTTTGCTGTTCCTGGTGGCACTCAGAACTGCACAGATGACATCATGGATGTTATCGAAGTTGTCTCACATAACCTAGCATTTGGTGGTAACGACAGAACCTGGGATGCTGCAAACCTGTATGCAACTGGTGCTCATGTTGTAAACGAAGAACTGCAGACTGTACAGGCATTTGAACATGCTCGTGACATCATGATTGAAGTCATGAGAAACATTGATGTTACTGTTGGTGGTCATACAACTCTAACTCAGGTTAAGGATCTCACCATCACTGTTGATACTGCTAACCCTGCATGTCAGAATGAAGCAGCAGCAATCACATCTTTGGTTCTGCTTCTCACCAACACTGTTACAACTCCAACGACTCTATACAGTGTACCTCGTACATTCTCTCAAGGATCTTGTGAGGATGTAAGATCTACTATTACAACTCTGACTACTATTGTCACTGATGCAGTTGCTAACAATGCATCGCTCGCACTAGTAACCAGAACTGTTTCTGTTGGATCCTGTGAAGATGTAAGATCTTCCCTGAATACACTGACTCAGTTTGTAACCGATGTTATTGCTGGTAACAGCAACCTCTACAACATTCTTAAGACATCTTCTGTTGGATCCTGTGAGGACACCAGAACTACAATCAATACACTATTCAAGATTGTAGAAGATGCTGTTGCAACTCCTGCTTCTCTGAGCACTGTTGACCGTACCATTTCTAATGGTTCCTGTCAGAATGTTGCATCGACCATCACAACTCTATTCAAGATTCTAACTGATACTATCGAGAATCCTGGATATATTGATAGCGTTAGCAGAGATCCAGTTCCTCTGGGTCTAGAGTTTGGTCCATCGATCAATGCTAACTCCAGCAGCACGAACTCCTATCTGTATTTCACACTAGACACTGGTGTATACAGCAGCACTGTTCCTACTGTTGATGAGACAATCACTCAGCACACCACATATCCTGAGTGTGTTGACCAGGCATCTACTATCCGTCAGTATTTTGCTAATATCAGCACGATCATTCAGAGTGGTCTAGCATCTGTTGCTCGTCAAGAACCTTCGCAGTTGACAACTGAACTTGCTGCTAGAGCAACAGTTTGGACACTGAATAACAATGGTGCTAACCCACACGATCTAGAGACTGGTACTCCTGTTAGACTAGTACCTCGCCCACGCTATGATACTGTAACCAACCAGTATGTAGATGTTGACAAGCGTCTCATTCGCCTGCCAAATGGTTTTGAAACCAATGAGAAGTATTATGTAATTGCACCTGGCAGAGCTACAAAACCAGAAGATTACTCCAGTGTTGGTGCATTTGATGGTTCCGATCAAACCAAAATTATGCTCGCAAGCAGCAAAGAGAATGCTGCTGCTGGTATCTACATCCACTCTGCTGAAGTTGAGGACATCCATCCCGACATTGAGATTGACATCTACAACTTTGTTCTGGATGACAACTATAATCTACACCAGTATTCTTGTGAACTGGATGGAGTCAGCAACACCAACATCAGAACAGATGTACCACACATCTTCGATGTTCCATTCCCCAACATCACTGGTCATACTGTATTCTTCAGAGCAAATGAAGGTGGCAACTTACCACTAGTTGGTGCTGCATATGCTGCTGATCCTACTGTTGCTGATGGCAATGGCAGAATCCTGGGCAATGTATACTTCTTCGCTCGTTACATCAACGGAAAAGTCTTCACCATCTATAAGACTAAGGCAGATGCTGAAGCTGGTGTCAATGAGATCACCTTCCAGAGTGGAGTATACGACTTCAGCGTCTTCGCTAACAAGCGTGAGTCGCCTATGAAGTTTGATCCATCTTATCAGAATCCTGGTACAACACCAGCGATCTTTGGTAAGTGGTATCTACAGGTTGAGAATGACAACGGCACTGATCAGATCATTCCACGACTCAGAGAGTATGCTGACGGCATCGATAAGACAAATGACTCTTACTTCGAGCGTGTCAAGGATGAGCGTGACGCACTAGATAGAATCTATCGTCTGCGTTATGTCATTCCATCTTACCTACAGTCTGCTCGTGATCCTATCAATGGATTCACAATCAAGACTAGAACTGACGAAACTAGAAAACTTGTACCACAGAAACTGGTACTGAAACCTGTATCTGGTTCTGTAACAAAGGCAAGATTCTTCAACCCAGTTCAGGCAACTGAATTCATTGGTATCACTCAGTCTGAGTTTGACACTGCTAACTTGAATACTGATGTAGCATACGATCCTTACAGAAAGGATCTTGTAGGCACAACTCAGTATGCTAAGAAGATCGAGACACAAAACTATGTCTCCATGACTATTGAGTCTGGTAGATACTTCACTGCTGCTGATAACAATGACTACCTAGAACTGACAGTTATCAACCCCGAGATCACTAACACTGCTCTCATCAATGAGACATTTACCACAATCAAGGTTACTGCACCACAGGGTGGTAACTTTGTTGCTGATAGAACTCAGTCTTCTGATGCAGTTAACCGCGTTGAGTGGTTTGGTAACTCCTCTGGTTATGCATACCTACACGCTATCACCAATGTATCTGGCACATCTGACTGGTACATGATCCTTAAGGGTGTAGTTGGTGAACTAGATTACAGTGACATTGAGAATATCAGAATTGGTCAAGGTGCTGCATTCTCCGATCTACTTGCAGACCCTGACTTTGGTAAGTCTCTCTACATTAAGGATTTGATTGCTAAGGGATATCCTGAGTATTACTACAGACAGAATGGCGCACCAATCTACACTGTAACTCCTGGTGATATCATCGAAGACGATGCTGGTATTCAATACTACATCGAGTCTGTCACTGACACTGGTGTCATCGACGATACATTCTACATCTTTGATGTTGAAGAGGTACAACGCCGCATCTTCGGTCAGCAAGATGGTATCTACTATCTAACTGCAGTCCGTGGTAACATTTCACCATTCCCACGCGGTGCTGGTAACCTGGGTAACTTCCGTAACTTCAAGTTCTCCCAACCAATCAGCAAACTATATCCACTGAACTATAAGAACGATCCTCTTTGGTATCAGAAACTGGATGCTACACTAGTTGATCCACCACAGACATACTCTGCTGCTGACAACTATGTACATGGTCTGGTAAGAGTCAACGACTTCAAGGGTTCGATGACTAAGGAGGCAATGGTTGACCTCCTCGGCACACCAGCATTTGAGAGCAACAGCTATACTCAGGTAAGTTCTACTGTTGATAACAGACTGAACGCACAGAAGGGCAACGCTGCATCTGGTTCTGAAGATCGTAAGATTCCTATTGCTGGTGACAGCACAGTCGTTACCGATCAGAGATACTATGTTGAACTGCGTAGACCATCTATCGCTCGTGCTGGTAACCATACATTTGAATACCTAGGTTTCGGTCCTGGTAACTATTCAACTGGTCTACCTGCTCGCCAGGAAGTCGTTCTAACAGCGACACAAGACTTCTATGCACAGTCTAAGAAGCAAGACGGTGGTCTGGTATTCTACACTGGTCTAAACTCCAACGGTGACCTCTACATTGGTAACCGTAAGATTGACGCTATCACGGGTGAGGAAGAGTTCCTAGAGTCTGCACAGTTGGTTGATTCTGCTGATGATGACGAGACACTAGGTAACCTCGTTACCACCTTCGATACACCTGTTACATTCAACGAATATATCACCGTCAACGGTGGTGAAGCACAGGATCGTCGCAGCACATTCAATTCTCCAGTTCTAATTAATGTTCTGGGTAGTGTAAGAGAGCACGCACTGACGATCTCTTCGTTCGTTGATCCTGCTGTTGATGATGGATCTCTTGATAGATCTGCATGGTTGAGAAATACCGAAACTGAAGGCGATATTGTCATTGCACGCAATAAAATTTCTGCTGCAATTTTCCAGTTCAATAGTCGCAGAGACGGTCAACCCTATAAGATCCAGACACATATCGTTGGTACATCACCATCGAACATGACTCCTGATCAGACAGGAACATTCAATGCTGCACAGATTGTACAGTATGGTTCTGCTGGTTCTCCATTCGCAGGAGACATGCTACTCAAGGGCGAATCTGTCGGTCAGAGTGCATCTCTTGGTTGGATCTATGCAAACTTCTTCACTGAAGTTGGCAACCTGAACATCTACTCCCTCACATTTAACAATACTAATATTGTTACTCTTGAGTGGGCAGGATCCCTAACCAACGATCTGCTTGGCGTCACTGCTGGATCTGAGATCAGAATCAGTGGCGTAACTGATAGTCAGTTGGATGGCACCTGGCAGGTTATCTCTAACGGATTTAACGGTTCCGCCAATACTGTACAGTTTGCTATTACTTCCGTCAAGAACAGCATTCAGGGTGATAACCCCAGACTGTGGGCAGATGAAGTTGCAGCAAATGCAAATGTAAGACTTGAGTTCTCTAACTCCAACTGGAAAGAGTTTGGTGTCATTGGTGCTGAGGCACTGAGAACCTGGACTACTACCATCGGTGATTACAGACTCGGTGTTAACACTGTCGCAAGATCTGATAGAGATTCTTACGAAACTAATTACACTGATGCTAACACCGAACCTCGTGCAAACCTGGATGTTGTTGGTACAGCATTCATCTCTGGTAAGAAGGTAACCGATTATGGTTCACACTCTATCTTTGCACAGAGAACTCAGCAAGACCGCACCGATGCACTTATGGTCGGTGGCGATGCATACAACCCAGCAAATGAGGCAACTCTGCGTGTCTCTACTGCTGATAATGGTCGCGTTGGTATCAATGTAACCAACGCTGAACTAGACAGAGCACTGGTTGTTGATGGTCTGTCCAGATTCACTGATGATGCTAGATTCCAACAGGACATCGAAGTTCATGGTGGCGGTGGTGCTAACACTGCTGAAGTCAGAACAGACATCACATCTGGTATCTTCAACCTAGTAACTGATTCTACCTTCACTGGTACTTTGAATGTAGGTAACTTTGCTGGAACAGCAAATATCCTCAACTCTAGCACTGCGGATCAGTTCATTTATGTTGGCAATGCATCTCTGCATAGCAATATCTGGTTTGGTAACACGCCAGATGATCCAACCAATATTTCTAAGATCACTATTGGTGGTGCATATAACAATAACGAGTCTCTATCCTTCACTCAGATTGACACCAAGTCTCTGAAGGTATCTGGTGACATGCAACTTGGCACCAGACGCGGACTAAGTGACACTGTTAAGTTGACATCTACTGCAGGTTCCGTTGAGTTCTTCTCTGGTAACTCTGCTACAGTCAGACTAGACTTTGCAACTAACGCATCTGAGATCAACATTGCAGGTCAGGGTGGTACAACCAAGGTTAGAAACAACCTAGTCGTAGATTCTACTGCTAGATTTAATGCTGATGTTACACTGTGTGGTGGATTTGCATCGTACTCCTTCACTGCTTTTAGAGCACAGATGGGTTCGGTTGCATTCGCACACAACACTGGCGATCTTGGCAATAATCTCTTCAATGCTAACACTGACATTGTTGATGTTCTGAGAGTTCTAGAAACTGATCAGGTTTACAATGAAGTTGATACTGCTGGTACTGGTGATTGGGGTGGAACTGTATTCCAGAACGAAATCACCACTATCGGTGGTACACCACTGATTGAACCTCAGGTTCTGGGTGCTCTAACTGGTGAGCAATACTATGTACCACTTAAGAATCGTCCATATGATTCTAATGGTAACCCATACTTCACTGAGAATGACATCTTGCTCATCGATACAGATGATAGTGGTGGAACTAAGCATCCTGAATTCGTCCGTGTCGTAAGCACACCTAGAATCAATATTGCTCCATACTATATCATTGTTGAGAGAAGACCATTCGGTACATTTACAGCAATCAGAAGCGATCATAACGACAATACACCTATCTACAAGTGTAATGTTCAGTTTGACGCTACCTGGACCACACAATATATTGATGGTGCAGGAGTTGAAGAGAATGTCTACCTGTCTCAGTTCGGTGGTAGCATCGATATCGGTGATTACATCATCGTTGATCGTGAAGATGGCACACCTGCAGGTGATGGTGTTGATGACCAGGGTGAAGTATTCAAGGTTAATACTTTACTTGATCTGATTGCTAAGAAGCTGAGGATCAAGAACGGTTGTGATACTGCTAATGAAGAGGTAGTATTTGAGGTAGATTCCACAACTGGTAAGATTGATTCCAAGGGTGATGTTGAGATCAAGGGTGGACTACTGCTCAAGGGATCTTGCACAACACCATTCCAGAACGCTACTACAAATAATAAACTCACCATCACAAATGGTGCAACAATTCCAATCACAACATTTGAAGTTGATACCTGCACAGGTGACACAACCATCGGTAATACTCATGGTACTGTGTTCTTCCTTGCAGAACAGTTTGGCACATCGCCTGCTGCATACACTGCTGACTCTGATGTATGTACAGTCTACAGATTCGATCCACAGACTGAACTAACTACAGGTCCTATCAGCACAATCGCAGCACCTATTGTTCCTGCTACATCTAACATTGAAATTACATCTAATGTTACTTCCTTTACGAAGGGTGATTTCGTTGCAATGTACATCACTGATGCACAGATTGAGATCATTCAGATTACTGATGATCCATATGAGAGTGGTGGTCAGTTCTTCCTACCAACATCTAGCAACGCTGAATATGTTAACGGTGGTAGAGGTGTTGAGGGTACAACTGCACAGTCATTCCAAGCAGGTGTTCAGGTTGTCAAACTTGAGAAGTATGACAGAACAACAACTCTCCTACATGATATTCCTGCTACACAAGCAGATCGTGCTACTGCACTTAAGGCACGCACACCTAACACCAGTGATATCAGACTAGAACTAACTCTGCGTGATGCTGATCTAATTTCTCCAAAACTAGATTACTTTACAATGATGAGAATCGGTAACGAATTCTTCGTTGCTGATAGTGTTGATGGTTCTCTCGATATCTTCTATGCTATCAAACTGCCTAAGCAGATTAGATACCCCAACACACTTGCAACTGAACCAGTCAAACTGTTCAATGGTGGCAAGACAACCATCTATGATGATGTTGAGGTTTACAGTGGTGCATTCAGAATGTATGGTTCTGATGGCAAGACCCTGATCATGGCAATCTCTAACGATGACGGTCACTCTGGTGACGGATCTATCGAAGATCCTAAGACTAGCACCAACGGTCTAACTCTCAAGGGTCCTGGTACATTCTATGGCGACCTTAAGGTTTACTATGATGATTGCCAGAGCAACGGTATCTGTTCTACCGAAACATCTTTCCGCGTTACCAACAAAGAAGGTAATGTTGAGATGGGTGAGAAGTTCTATCAGGCAGGTAAGGTTAGAGAGGAAGAACTGGCTGCTGAAGTCATGTTCCATATCGACAACCTAGGATCTGCTGGTGTTGGTGGTACTGAGGGTGCTAAAGACTTCAGAATCTATCACAACAACGCTATCGATTCGTTCGGCATTGAGAAATACTGGACAGGTAACGGTGGTAGAAGACAGACCTATGTCGCATTCGATCCTGCAACTGGCATTGGTCAGCAGCAAGATAATGCATTGCAAGTCAACAACAACTACATCATTAATGCTGCTTCTGGTAGCAACATGGTTCTCTATCTGCCAGATGATGCACAGACGGGTGACATGATTAGATTCATTGAACTCAGTGGTAACCTGACATACAATACAAGTTTGATTATTAGAGCACTGAAAGTTGCGAATGTCGCTACACCTATCCAAGGTGATGGCACTGGGTCTAAGGTTGGTGCAGGTGCTGGTCAAGCACTGACAACTGCATGGGATTCTGGAGAACTAGTCATTCAAACTCGTAATGCTGCGTTCGGTCTACTATATGTTGGTATCAATGATATCGAAGGATCTGCAAACGCACAAACAATTCCACCTGCACTACGCGGTTGGTGGTTGATGGAACTCTAATTTAGAACAAATGACTGCATACTACGACTCAATTAAGAGCATGAGAGTTGCCAAAATTGGCAGCATCATGCCATGGGGAGGGGATGGAGGCACGGGATTCCTTGCCTCTAACATCCCAAAAGGATGGATTGTTTGTAAAGGACAAACACTTTCTGCTTCTGATTATCCATTGCTGGCATCAGTTATTGGTGACACATATGGTGGTGACATGACTAATGCTGGTGGTGATCATTATGAGTTTCCATATGTTGATACCGCAGCAGAGTTTAGATTACCTCAGTTATCTAACTCAGTCTTGATGGATTTGGAGTATGATAATCTATTGGATCCAAAGTATCAATATGGTCAGACAGATGTTGCAACAACAATATATGATGAGAATGGAAATATCATTGGTGATCTAGTCAAAGACTATGGTGAAACCAATCCAATTAGAACTACACATGAAGCATCTGCTGATATTGATTTTACATTGAATCTAGCAGGTAATCTATATTTTAAATTTACAGATATGGTGTTGACTGCACCTGACTTTCTGGAGACAGTTCACACACTCAACAGAAAATTAGGAATCAATCATACACCATCACACGGACATGGTGACAGTATTACATCTGTCAACCCAAACGCTAGTGGACCAATGCCATTCAGAACTGATGGTGGTATTGTCATGACAGGTAATGCATCGATGCAGTGTAGTATTACTAGAGGTCCAAACACATGTCAGTTGAATGATACTGAGCCAACTACATGGCAAGAAGGTGCTGTGAACTTGACATTTTATGGTGATGGTGGTAAGGAGAACACTCTCCCTAGATGTGATACTTTCATGGAATTCATTCAGGATAGTACAGGAAAGGATTACTGGGGATTTGTTCCCTGTGGTGAGTCTAACTTTAGAGAAGGTGCTAACAGAGGTTCTGGTCATTCAACTGATAACTATGATGCAGTTATCTTTGGTCGCGGCAACTCTGATACATTTACTACAGTTCCAGTTGACACTCACAAAACGCCATGTCACCAAGGATATTTTCCTAGACCCATGGAAACCAGAAGTAGACCTAACTTCTTCGGATATAAGACTGGTGGAAGTGTTAGAGCAGACGGTCTAGTTGATGACCCAGAACTAGCACCAGTATTTTCTGTTAATGGATGTACACTAGACGCTACATCCAATGTTATACTACCCCCTGGAACAGATCTTAAGACACCATATGGAACATATCCAGATAACTGGTTCCAATATGATGCTATCACTCCTTTGATGTATGTTACACCAGTTAATGTAGACGAAAAATATGATGTTCTAAGAGAAGGTGCAATGGTTCAGAACATTGATTATGATGAAGCAACTGGTGTTTATACAATCCAACTGAATACACCTGCGCTAGTGAGTGGTAGTTATGACCTACAATTTAGACATGGAGCGTTCCCAGTTAGTTTGAACTTGGGTGCTGCAAACAAAGACCCTACGGATCAAGCGTTTAGATCACATAATCATGGTAGTTTTGAAATTGCTCAGGGAATTGGATCGATGGCGGGTCCACCATCACACACAGCATCTGATGCAGATGGATCCTCATTGCAAGCAGAAAGCCTTGAAAACGCTCTAAATATCTCATGTGATACATCACAACCAAGTCTTACAATGACATTCATCATCAAAGCATACTAATGGCAACATTTTACTCAAAAGAAAGAGCAAAGTATGGTAATTTGACTGGTCAAGTTATTATTTGGCCAGTGCAATATGATGGAGATCCAGAAAACGGTGCAAACCCAACAAATTTACCTGCTGGTTATTTGAAATGTGATGGAACAAAGTATTTTGCTGACGACTATCCAAGATTGGCAGCAATTTTGGGTGCGGGTGAAGATTGTAAATTTCTAAAAAGAAATATTGATGGCACTTTGTTTGATACTATTACAGCAGGACAATTTGTAACTCCTGATCTCGGTTCTAAATATCCAGAACCAACATCTGGTGCTAACGCTGGTGTTTATAATAATATCCGCCTCAACAATGCGTTAGGCAATGAAGTCAGTAGGTCTGGTATTGGTATTGAAGCAGTATCTGCTATTGGAGATAGTGTAAGAATCACATATAGTGGTGAGATCAGTGTTCCATCGCAGGAAATTATTGTTAGAGGTAAACCATCATACACATATGCTGGGGACACTCATTACACAGAACTAGAAGGTGTAGAAGAAAATGCATTGCATCCACACTCACACTTCCACAGTGCTGTAAGAGCAAGAAACTTTTCTACGAACGAAGCATCTAGTGCAGAACCAATTGCTCAGGGTCAAACTGGTAGAAGAAATGCATCTACAATCGATATCCAAGATTGGTTAGATGCAACTGTAAATAGTAGTGGAGAACCTGGAAGTGGACAACAACCTTGTCTAGCTATCGACCAGTGGAATCCAAACAGTGGTGTTGCAGATGGACAACCAGTTTATGAATACTTTGGTGCAGGTACAATTTACTGGGGTGGATGTATCTTTGGATTTGGTGAACAGTATACTTACAACTGCATTAATAACTCTGCCTACACTGTACCTAGAGATTCTCTAGATGGATCTGCTGATGACAGTAATGTCGCACAGTATTATTCTAACTTCAATGCTCTAATTGCATGTCCATCAACTGGTAGTGGAACTGCAGGACAAGACTCCTCAAATGATGTTCCTGTTACTTATGTTCAGGGTGCTCAAGGTGTACCTAATGACTTCCAAGATAATAGTTTATATGATGTACTACCACTGCAGTCTAACTTCGCTGTAAATGATAGAGATCCTGCAACAACGGACATCGAAAATGCTACTACTGATACAACCGATTTAACGATTGCACCTGGAACAGATCCAACCAGACACTCTCATAGAGTTGATTTAGAAGTTGGTGATCATTCATATAAAGTAAAAACTAGAGCAATCATTGTTCCACCTGAAAACTTAATCACACAGATGGACATTGGCACAGATTCATCGGTTTCTATCGATGCTGCATGTGCCCCATTTATTGTCATGGAATATTTAATTAAAACTTAAGTCATGTCGCAAAGTTATAGAAACGCTAGAAAAGGATTTCTGACTGATCTTTTAGTTGATACAACACCAATTGGTGCTATTGTTCCCAACTTAAAGTCAGGGGCGAACTCGTATGACCATAGTTTTATTAAGTACAATGCTACTTCATATCCAGCACTAACTGATACAGCAGGTAATGCGTATCAACTTGGTGATGATCCAGCATATACTCATGATGGATATCTATATTGTGATGGATCTGAACATAATATTGCTGACTATCCTGCACTATTCCAAATCATTGGTAATGATTACGGTGGCAGATCTAGTAGTGGTATTGATGTAATCAATGGTGGATCTGGATATACATCTGCTCCTGTAGTAAGTCTCAGTGCTCCTGCTGCTGGTGGAATTGTAGCAACTGCTGCAGCAACAATTGATATACAATCTGGTACAGTTAAACAGATTGATATTATTATTTCTGGTGAAGGATATGACCCAGAAAATCCACCCACTGTCACTATTAGTGGAGGTGGTGGTAGTGGAGCACAAGCAGTTGCTAGAATTAATCCAGTTAATGGAGCAATTCAGGGTGTCAATAAATTTAATGTTATGGAACTATGGGGTGACCCATACCTAGGCACATTTGCTGTTCCTGATACTGTTGCGAAAAAGATTGTAGGTAACAGTGCTGTATTTGGTAACAACTCACCCAATATCGGTAACTCCACTCTAGGTGTTGGCACAACTGGTGGTGCTTGGTATCTAGATAGAAACCAGCAAGATGATTACTTCTCTCTAGGTAGAATCACCACAACTGGATATGAGCGCGTCATTGAAACAACAGGCGTAGATATTATTGGATCTCAGACCATCACAGTGACGATGAGAGAGACCAAACTAACTGGTGCTCCTCAACATAGTCACACAGTATATCATAGTATTCCTGGTACAACTACATGGATTGCTGAGGGTGCTGGAGACAGATACTTACAAGACTATCGTGAGGGTAGTGGAAGACTGAGTAGATGGTATCCAACAACAGGTCAGGTATTTACTCACAAACATGGTCTATTAAGACAACCAAACACTGATAACACAGTCGCAACATATGATGTATTTGACTGGCAAGGTGGTGCTGGTGGCAATGGTAGTATTAAAGATCCTACAGTTGCAGAGACTGAGCAATTCTATCTTGCATCTGGTGCTCAGGGTGCAGGAACATATGAGTTTTTAACATTCATTCCTAACCCAACATCACTGACATTCACTGGTGCATCTACAATTGGTGGACGAACGATTAACACTGGTGGTGTTCCTATCTTTGACTTCACTCAAGAGTGGGAATTTACATCTCCTGGTGGACCATATAGCATCAACCTGACAAATATTACTGGTGGTACACCAGACCAATTAATTGTTAACGCAATCGGTGGTGGTGGATCTGGTGCTGCTGGAACTCGCGGTGGCAATGATGGTGGAAATAGTATTGTTAAAGTTGGTGATGGATCTAAAGTATGGTTGACTGCTGAAGGTGGCAAAGGTGGCGGAGCAACTCAAGGACAAAATGGTGGAGCGGGTGGTGCTTCTGGTGGAGCAACAAATGCAGGATCTGAACCATTCTCAGGTCAATTCCAAGGTCTAGCTGGATTCTCTGGAACACAGGGTATTACATCACAAGGTTGGCCCGCAGTTGATTATCCAAATAATCCAAATGGTGGTGGACAAGGTGGTCCTGCTGTTGGTAACCCATTGGGAACAGGATCTGCTGGTATTAACGTATTTGTTGGTGGACAGAGTGGAACATACAATCAAACTCTAAGCAGCAATGGTAATTTTAGTTTAGGAAGTATAGGTAACCCAATTAGTGCAACCTTCGTTCTTAAAGGAGGCAATGGCGGTGGTGCTAGAGGTGGATATAATGGTGCATCTGGAGCATATGTTTCTCTACAATTAAATAGCACCCAACTGTCCACGATGAAGAACTACATCTGGAGTGTACAGACAGGTGGCAATGGTGGATATGGTGCATCTGGCAACAGTCCCCCAGGTGGTGGTAGTGCATCACACTCTGGTCGCGGTGGATCTGGTGGTGAAGGACACAATGATGCTGACGGCGGTGGCGGAGGTGCATCCACGGTATTACTCAGAGGATCACAGATCGTTGCTGGTGCTGGTGGCGGTGGTGGAGCAGGTGCTACTGGTTATGACGGTGGTGCTGGAGTAAATGGATCTGGACCCCCAGCAGGATTACAATCAACAACTCAGGCACTAGGTGCTGGTGCTGGTGGTACTGGTGGTGCATATGGTTGCGTCGGCGGTGGTGGCGGCGGTGGTGGAGGCGGTTGCGCTCGCAACGGTCTAACCTTCTCTGGTGTTGGTAATGGTGGCGCGTCTGGTGGTCCTGGTGGTGGTCCTGGTGCTGATGGCGGTCACGGTGGTGGCGGTGGAGGACTATCTGGCGTCAGTTCCTACAGATCTGATTACTTCTCATCTGGATCACTAGGTTCTGCAGGTGGTGGTTCATATGGTTCTATTAGTGTTAATTACAATGATGACTACTGGACTCCTGGTGGAGGTGGTGGCGGTGGTGCTGGCAGTTGGTTAGGATCTATTCCTTGGGGTGATCTAGGTGAACCATCTACAGTACAAGTCTGGGTTGGTGCTGGTGCTGGTGGTGTATCCATGGGCGGATCTACCACAGGTACAACATCTAATGGTGGCAGTGGATATGTAAGAGTTGGTTTAGGTAAAATTGTTGGATATGAAGGTGGATTCACCTCTACTACTATTGGTGATGTTATTGATAGTGGTTCTCAAGACGCAAACAATTGGGACATCAATATCTACGGAAGTGGTGATGGAACTGGAACTTCTGGCAACTTCAAACTACCAACCACTCAGGTTCCTACTGTATACATTGTTGGTGATGGTACAGGAGCAACAGCAACAGCATCACTATCTGGTGGAAGAGTTACTGCACTCAACCTGACCAATGGTGGTACAGGATATACAGAAGTTCCATATGTTTATGTCATGAATGGTGCTGGTAAAGTTGCCGTTGGTTCTGCAACTATTGATCCTGCATCTGGTGCAGTTGCCACACTGCAAGTCATTCCTGGTACGGCAGCAATATATACAAACTATCTAAAGTTTGGTGGAACTAGTTCTACAAACCCAACTAGATTTGCAATTACAGTTGCAGTAAATACTGAGGATGCACATTACTTCTCTATCAAAGCATGTAGAGGTAATGGTGTAAATGGTGGTGATGTACCAGAAGAAGTATTGAGAGCATATTACAGACTTGCTGGATCTACTACATGGGTTCTACTAGACACCATCATCAATCCAAATGCAACTAGAACTGACCCTATCATTGGTGCTGTTCCTGCAGTATCTCAATCATGGGATGGTTCATCTGGTAATACTAAGTGGTACACATATTCTGTAGCACTACCACAACAGGCAAGAGCACCAGGAACTCAATTTAAAGTTGAACAACCAAGGGCAACTGCATCTGCTGCAAATGATAATGATGGAAATAGTGACCACTATGGTATTGCTGAATTCATTGTTTGGAATGAGAAAGTATCTGAACTGGTATTTGTTCCAACAGCAGGTGCTATCTCTAAACCAGCAGTTGATTCTCTGTCTTATACTATTCAGGGTGAGACTGGTCCTGGTATTACATATAGTTCTGGTCTTGGATCTTCTGATGCAACACTACAGATGAAGTCAACCACCAAAGTTGAACCAACAGCAGTTATTGACCCAGACTTTGACATTCCACTGCTGCACCCATACAGACTCTGTAAGTACCTAATCAAAGCATTCTAAATATACTTGGAGACTAATATTAGATAGTATGTCAACCTTTAATTCAGCTGATATGCCTGTGTTACAGGTGCAACTTGACGTAGTTCAGCAAGAGATTATCTACAACGCTATTCCCAAATCGATTCCAGAATCATACTGGAAAGATGAGTTGACTGACTTTCTGTATCCTCTATGGGATACAGATAAGGATAAGTTGATCTTTTTTAATTATTATACCAATGGTACATACTTTGCCAAGCGTCGTAGATATATTAAAAACTTCAAGACTGGTGAGTATGAGTGGAAAGAGTATGAGATGGAGCAACTTGATTCTGCTGAAGCAATCAAGTTAAAAGATAAACTCATTGAAGCATTTTATCTCCTAGACTCTATTGCTGAAGATGATTACAATCAGCAACTGATAAGAATGTATGGTCTGCAGCGTCAAGTGTCTCCCCTGACTGTAAGACTTGCTAGAAATTTCTTGCTAGATGAGACTGATTGGGCATTAGCATCAGACTCACCACTAGGTGTTGAAGATAGAGAGATGTACACAGTGTACAGACAGAAACTAAGGGATATTACTTCAACTGGAGACTTTACTACAAATGTTGAGGAAACTAAGTTTCCTATTTCTCCAGAATTTTATAAAAAACTATTTTCTGTAGAAAACTCAGGACTTGGATACCTGGCAACACCAGAACAATTCATTCCTATGGGAAGACACTATCTCAAGCAATTCAGAGATAGAATCGCACAGTATCTTGTACTGAAATCTCTCACAGAGAAAAACTATTTTGACACACTACTGAATGAATATCAGAGTGTACAACATGCTGCAGCATACACACCAGAGTCTTCAGAACTGTCTGCAGAAGATATTGAAGCGCGTAAAGAATGGTTGGAAGATCTTCTTAGATTTGTTGATGAAAAACAGAATGAGGATGGAGGTGCAGCATGATTATTGAAGGTAACGAGTTACAAGTATTTGATCTAGTTGCATCATATGCACAGAGATATCAATGCTCATGTGTATACTTTGATCTAGTGAAGTATAACGCACTAGATGATGCAAAGAAAGCAACTGTCAATGCATTCTATGCTGAGTTCATTGATGATTATGTGTTGGATATTATGAAGCAAGGAATATTCAACACAATCAAATTCCCTGAGGTAGATGTTGCTACACTCTATGCTTCATCATGGTTCCCTAGAATTA